AATAAAGAGGAACACCCTTTCTTTGATACTGAACTGTCACATGTACAATTATCTTATGGGGCTAATTATTTTGATACTAGTAATCCTATGGATTTAGTAAAACTATATATACTTAAAGGCAGTGACTTAATAGCAAATTCATTAGAAGATTTAGAGAAAGGTATTTGTCCTAAAGCTAAATTTGTAATTATAGATGCTAATGAAGATGAAGAAGTTAAAGCCTCTAAACAAGCTTTAAAAACTAAAGCTATGGTTGAAATGGTTTCTCTAACATTAGATAGAAAAATTGATATTGTTAAAATACTATCTGGTTTAGATGTATCAAAACAATCAGCTAATGTTGTAGATTTGAAAATAGTAGAAGCTATTAATAAAGATGTGGAAGCTTTCTTCAATGTACTTAAAAAAGATAACAAAGATACTACAACTGAAGCTTTGATACTTAATCTTATTGATAGTAGAGTACTATCTAAAGAAGGTACTATTATAAAATATGGTGATGTTATTTTAGGAGCAGATATGCCTAATGCAATTAAATTCTTGAACTCTCCTAAAAATCAGACACTAAAAGTACAATTACAAGAGAAGTTATGATATGACAGTACAAGAAATGCACTATGACTTCAAAATGAAGTTAAATAAAGTAGATTCTCAACAGTATAGAAATTTATTAATACCAGAGATAGATTGGTTGTTAAATGAAGCTCAAGAGATATTTATTAAAAGTGTAGCTTTCCCAAGAGTACCAAATCATTTAGGTTTTGAAAGTTCTCAAAGAACTATAGATGATATAAGAACAATAGTAATTGAAAATAAATTATTAATAAAAGATAATCAAGAATCTAATCAAGATGGTGTTGGTTATTATGGTAAACAAAAAGTGTTTACTCTCCCAACAGATTATCTTTTCTATATATCAGCTAAAGTAAGAGTAACTAAACCTCAATGTGGAACTAAAGATATTCAACTTAAGATTAGACAACACGATGATGAATTTGAAAAATCACCTTTTGATAATTCATCTTTTGAATGGGGTGAAATAAATGCCACATTTGATTCTAAAGGTCTAAGAGTTTTTTCTGATGGTACTTTTGATGTAGAAAACATAAAATTAAATTATATAAAAGAACCAGCTTTTATTCATAATGCTGCTGATTTTAGACCTACAGGTTCTTATAAAAGATTTGAAGGAGATGTGGGTTTAACAGGTAGACAAAATTGTGAACTCCCAAATCAAACACACAAAGAAATTGTGGATATTGCTGTAATGCTTGCCTCAAGTAATTTAGATATGCAAAATTTCCAAATTAAGCAGGCTAAGTTAAATCTTAATCAATTAAATTAATATTAAATATGGCACAAGGACAAGATATTTTAAAAGTGTTCGTGGCTAAAAAGTTTATTAAAGCAACTGGTAAGAAATTATCAGATTTAACACCTGGTGATTTTGGTATTTTTGACCTAAACACTAATGTTACTGTAGCTGATTTTAAACCTAAAAGAACTTATTTAGCAATAAATATGGGTGGTAAGATTTATAAATCACCTAATATGTGGATAGAAAATGATAATATCAAGAGTATATCTAAAACAGGAGTTGAGGCTCATAAGGATAAAATAGTTACTTTTAAAAACTTTACTATTACTTGTGGTAAGGATTATACTCTAAGAGTTGAAGCATCAAATGAATTAACTAAATTCTTACAAGGAACTAATAACTTTAATTTGTTTCTAACTGCTCGCTCTGAAGAATGTGGGGCTTGTGGTACTTCAGACCCTTGTAAAGAAATTAATCCATTACCTGTAATACTAGAGTTTTTGAGAAACTCAAAAAGAAATCCTTATGTTAAGTTAGAAGCTACAGCTAGAGCAGCTATTACTGCTATTGCTGGTGTTACAGCAGCTGCTGGAGATGTTTTAACTATTGCTCAATTACAAGCTTTGAGTAATCATAATAAAACTCAGACTACTCCAGCTAACTTAATCAGAGTAGATTTAAAGATTACCTCTATTCCTATTGAAAGAAGAGACTATAAAGATGAGTATATTGCTCCAAGAAATACTGATATTAATGTTGGTATTGATGATGGTTTCTTAGGTAATGGTGTACTTGCTGTAGCACAAAACAATGTTGTAGAACAAGGAAGTGGTTTTGACCTAAAGAATATTGAGTGGACTACTATTGGTGATGAATATAATTCAAGATATTCTGAACTAACTAGAAAAGAGTTTCACCCTAAATCTTTCCTTGATGAGACTAAATCATATAATGTGATTACTATAAGATATGGTCTTAGAAGACAAGTTACTAGTCATTTGTATGACCATACCTCAGAAGTACTTATAGCTTATGAACCTGGTGCAACAGATATTGAAGGACCTACTGGTACTTTTGAAAAAGCTGTTAAAGATTTAGAAGCTGACTCAAGAATTGGTTTATAATTTTTTATAGTTTGGTAGATTTTTAGGAGGCTGGTGGGAAACTACTAACCTCCTTTTTTATTTTTAAATTAACTATGTGGTACTCATTAAAAAAAGAAGGAAATACTATAACAGTAAAAAAGGAAATAACCTCAACAGATAAGTTAGTTGTTAAACTTATAAGATTAGATAATTGTAGCGATAATGTACTAATAGAAGAAAAAAATGATTTATCACAAGTTATTGTTACAATACCTACAACAATAGCAGATATTGAGAAATCAACCTATTATAATATAATTAATACTCCAAGATTAAAAACAGTATCTGGTATATACCAACTACAAATTAAAATAGGTAATTATTTTGATTCTATAGAATATCCTAATTACAGTGTGTTATTTAAAAGTGTTATAGAAGATATAGAAAAAGTTTTATGTAAATGTCCTTGTCAAGATTGTCCTGATTGTAAAGATGATAATAAAACTCTTCTAGATGTTGTATTTAAAACTTTACTCTACTATTCTTTAACAGGTAAATATTATCAAAGTAAATTATCTAAACTATTATCTTGTATTAGTTGTGAATTAAGTGAAGAATCTATTTGTATAGTTCTTAATGAAGCTGTAAAAGGTAATTATCATAATATAAAGCTATTAAAAAAGCTATTAGCTATATATTACTTAGCATTTTATTATACAGATAATAATACAACTTGTCAAGCAACTAAAATTAATAAAACATATAATTTTGATAAGATAAGAGGTTGTTTAATAAATCTAGGTGTAGATTTAAATTGTATAATTAGAAAATCTCAACAATCAGTTACTAGTACTGGTGATTATCATATTTATTTAACTAGTTATGATAATATACCATTAAATAAAAAATACTTTTTTGAAACTTTACCTCAATATTCTGATAGCTTTAATAGACCTATTAGTAAGATACAAATATTTAATATTAATATGCAAGTTGATGGTGCTAATAAAGACAGATTAGTTTTTAATAATATTGATGTTGTAGAGAATCAAGAAATAGATTTTTCTGATATAGAAAACAATAAATTAGTGTTTATTCCAGGAAGAATTAATACTAATAATACTAGTACATTTGATTGGAGAATAACAAGCTTTTGTTAATATGAAAAGATTAATAAGAAATATAAAAAAATTCTTTAGATTTATGTCAAGAATATTTATACATAGAAGAGAAGATGAAGGTTGTAATTCAACATATAGTCTAAGTCTTACTTGGGATAATGGAGAAACTAAAATATCTAATGAAGCTATTAGACCACTAAGAGGTACTATAAATTTCACTAAGAAGTGTTTAACTGAGAGAGAGGCTTCTGTAAAATTACAGAAATCTACCGATAGTATAAATTGGTCTTATGAAACTACTAATGGTCTTATAGCATCTACTTTAGATAATTGGAATGAATTATTTAGTTTATCAAATACTGATGTTAGAACTTCAACTAAATACAGACTAGAATTAACTAATTATAAAGGTGAAAGATATTATTCTAACATCATAGAATATTCTAATATAGTAATATTAGAGTTAGAGGTTAATAATGATACTTCTTGGGTTAAAGATAATCAAATAAGAACTGGTTGTAGTTCTTGTAATGGTATTAAACCTTTTGAATTTAGAATTAATAAAACACCTTATGATTATAGTGGAGAAGTTAAATTATATGCTATTAATGAAAGTAGTGGTGTAGTTAAAGAAATAACAGAGTTATTTATTCCAGATTATAGAGGAGTAGATTATAAAGTGTATACTCAAACTATTACAAATGATGGTAGAACTATTAGTAGTAATAGAATAAAGGTTTCTGATAAACAAGAAGTGTTTAATATACATATAGATTTTTATGTTGTACAACCAATATCAGAATTAGTAGTTTAATAAAAATAATTAATATATGAGAGAAGGATATAAAACTTTTACAATACAATGTACTAATGTAACTATTGGTGGTTGTAGCCCTACAGAAGATTTGATATTAAAAGTAAATTTATATAGAGATAATGTTTTCATTAGAACAGCATTAGAGAAAACAGTGAATATGAATTTCTTTTTAACTTTTCATGCAATACCAGAAGAAGAAAGATTATCTTATGAAGTATCTCTTGATGAAGAAGACTGTGATGTATATCTAGAAGTTTTACCTAAAAGTTGTAATGGACAAACTATTTTTAAGTCTAAGGAAAAATTAGTACCTATAGAATTAGAAGGTGTATTTGCAATACAATCCAATTCATCAATTATAAAAGTAGAAACTAATGGTGATAAAACTATTATAAAATACACTAGTGAACAAACAGATGATGCTAATAAACTTATTAGAGATTTATATTTAGCTCTATTTAGAGTAAATGTTAAGGCTTATAATAAACCATTATTGTTTTCTTATAGGAAATCTCAAGAAAAAGATATTGCAGAGAACACTGAATTATATCTTAATGATAGACTAGTATTTAAATTTACTGATTTTAAATATGAAAATCATTTTGATGAGATATTTAGAAATCTAAATATTAACTTACTTGCTTTTGATGTAGAGAATACTCTCACGTTAAAATACAAAGGTAATGTAATACACTCTGGTACTCATAAAATTATATGTCAAAAAGATGAACCTGTAGTTGCTGAATTACTTAATTCAATAGATATTGAGAGTGCTTCTATATTTCCTGCAACTAGATTTAACTCTAATGTTACAGATAATACAAACTTTAATATTAATTATAAGACTTGTAATAACTGTATAAGAGATAACTCAGATTTAGAAAATGTAGTACTCAAGTTGAATAGTACTCCTAAGAATAACAAGTTCTATACAGAACAACAAATAAGAAATGAAGGAGTAAAAGTATATATACAAGATACTAGTACTAATGAGAAAAAAGAACTTACTATAGTAAAAGGTAATTACTTATCTCAAAATATAAGTTTTAAAGAAATTAAAGATAAAACAGGTATTAATCTTTTAACTACTGGTAGTTGGAAAATTTTATTTGAATTTAGAGATGAGAATTATGATACTTTCAATATAATAACTAATGCTAGTGAAATACATACTATATTTACTTTAGAGGTAACTCACGATAAGAATAAAGAAAATCAACCCTCTAATGTAATGGGAGTACTTAAAAATAATTTACATAATGAGTGTGGTGATACAATACATAGTGAAGCCTATACCTATGAGTATTCATATAAAGTTCAACAAAATGATAGTATGAGTGTTGATGGTTGGGAAGATGTAGATACTAGCACTTTTGATTTTATGTGGACTTTATCTCCTTATTTAGAACCTAATGGTAATACTGCTTTTTATTTAGATGTTGATTATTCTAAATTAACTAAGGCTTTGTTCAGAGTTCTGTGTACTATAAAAATAAAGAATGTTTGTGGTAAAGAATATACTGTTATTAATGAAAGAGGAAATTTGTTTAATCCATAATATAGTAAATAATGAAGAAACTAAAAAACTTAATTACTAGAATAACAATTTTTTTTATACCAGTAGTAATACTGTTTTCTGATGATAAACATTTAGGTTTAAAACAAAAATCAATGTTTATTGTTGAAGCAATATCAAAGATGTCTTTTTTCCTATGGATATATAGTTATTTTCAATTATGGTATGATAATAATCAAGTATTTTCAACTAGTCTTGGTGCTGTATTATTAGTAAATATGTTTGTAGGAATGGCTTTACATTATAAGTTAGGTACATTCTCTTGGATAGAATTATTTACTAAAACAGTGAAAATGCTATTTATTATATTTGCTGTATATATAGCTTTAAAAGCCTTAAATAATATACTTATAGATAGTATTGTAGGTGGATTATTTAAGAATACTGTAGAAATCATAACTATATTTTATCCTACCTCTAAAGTTCTTGAGAATACATTTATTTTAACTAATGGTAAATATCCTCCAGAGTTTTTAATAAAAGCATTGTATAACTATAGAAAAGATGGTAAATTAAAAGACTTCTTTGATGCTCTTCAAGGTAAAAAAGAAGACAAGAAAGAAGAAAATAAAGAAGAAGTTACAGAGAATTAAAAATAAAGTCTTATATTTGCACCAACAAATATAAGACTTTTTATAAATGATAAATATAATAAATAATGTAAAAGATTTCTTTAAAGAAATTAAATTTAATGAAGAAACTCATACATACACAAAAGATAAAAAGAGATTAACTCCAGTATCATATGTTTTAAAAAACTTTGTAGAAGAATTTGATTCTGACAAAATGTCAGCTTTAGTATCTATTAAAAGAGGTGTAAGTCAAAGTGTCATATTACAAGAGTGGGAAGATAATAAAAATAGAGCTTGTGAATTAGGTACTAAGGTACACTTATTTGGTGAATTATATTGTAGAGATAGAAGTTTAAAACCTACTAATGGTTATGAAGAAGCTATAGTAAAATGGTATTCTACTAAACCTGATTATATAGAAACTACATTTCTTGAACTACAAATGTTTTCTGATGCTCTAGGTATAGCTGGTACAAGTGATATGGTATTTTATAATACAAAAACAGGTAAATTTAAGATTTTAGATTTTAAAACAAATGTAGATTTATTTAAGAATTATAAAGGTAAAAAAATGCTAAAACCTTTTGATAATTTACTAGATAGTCCTTATAATAAATATCAGTTACAATTATCTTTATATCAAATACTTTTTGAACAAACTGGTTATGAAGTAGAATCAAGAGCATTAGTTTGGATTAAACCTAATGGTACTTATGAAGTTTATAAAACAGAAGATTATACAAAACAACTATTAAATGTTTTAGGAAAATGAGTCAATTTAAATATGAGAAATTAATTAAAGAAACAGCACAGGCACTTCAATGTTTTATTGAAGAATATAAAAGAGATAGATTAAGATTTGGTAATAATCAAATTGGTGAATTAACAGAGGACAAAGTTAAATTAATAACAACTTATGCCTTGTTTAATTTAACTAATATAAATAATCAACAGGATTTTAATGGTGCTATACATTCTTATTTAAGAGATTTAAAAACAGAAGAAGATGGTAAATTATATGTAAGGTATAATAATACTTGGAAAGAAATTACAGAGGTACAATTAAAAGGAGAGAAAGGGGATAGTGGTTTTTCACCTTATATACAAGATGGTTTTTGGTATTTAAATAATGTAAATTTAGGTGTTAAAGCTACTGGTGAATCTGCTTATGAAATAGCTAGAAGACTTGGAAAACCTAGTACAGATACTGAAAGTGACTGGATAAATTCTTTAAAGGGTCAGAAAGGAGATACAGGAGAACAGGGTATTCAAGGTATACAAGGTGCTACTGGATTACAAGGAGAAAAAGGTGAGAAAGGTAATACTGGTGAAAAAGGACAAAAGGGTGATAAAGGAGAACCTGGAAGAGATTTTGATACAGCTACATTAAATAGATTAAACATACAATTATTTAATAAAGTAAATAAAGTAGATGGTAAACAACTATCTACTAATGATTTTACTAATGAGTATAAAGATAAGTTAGATGGTATTGATTTATCAGTTAAATTAGATAAAGGAGGTTATACAGGTACTGCTAAAGACTTAGCTGATAAATTAGAAAATATATTAACCTTATTAAATTCTAATAATGTAAATCTTGATACTTTACAAGAGATAGTAGATTTTATTACTATGAATAGAACTAAGTTAGAACAACTTGGTATTAGTAATATAGCAGGATTAGTACAAGCTTTAAATAATAAAGCAGATTTAAATCATAATCACGATGATAGGTATTTACCTAAAACCTATAAACCTACTTGGCTTGAAGTACAAAATAAACCAGATAATTTAGCTAATACAGGTCAAATTAATGATTTACAAAGGAAAATAAATGATATTAATACAGTACT